GAAAAAAATAGCGATACCTATACCCATCCATTCATATTTTCTTGCAGGTGAGTACAAAATCCGAGCAGTGCAACCGTGGCAATACTGTGCCTTCCAAACGCTTTGCTTGCCGCAGAAAGGACAGGTTATTTTCTTGATACTGTCTTCAATTCTATGTTTTTCTTGAACCGCTTCAATTTTTTTTAGCGTTTCAAGGGCCTTTTGGTTACCCTGCTCAGCGGCCAGACGAAGATATTCTTTGCCTTTATCATAATCCTTGCGGAAAATATGCAATTCGCCCAGTTTTCTCTGGCCGTTGCTATCTCCTTGTTGTGCTGATAAAGTATAGTATTCGAATGCCTTATTTTCATCTTTAGGCACTCCAATACCCTGTTCGTAAAAGTACCCGAGGTTATGTTGACCAGTGCTATGACCTTGTTCTACGGCGAGTGCATAATATTCAATAGCTTTTGAATTATCCTTAGGAACCCCATACCCATTTTCGTGCAGCCATCCCACGTAAACCTGGGTATCCGAGTCGCCCTGTTCTAACGGAAATTTGAACCACTCCAGGGCTTTTGAATAGCTCAGAGGGACTCCGTTTCCCGAAGCATATATGTCGCCTAAAAGGTAATGGGCATCTAGGCTACCTTGTTCAGCGGCCTTAGTTAACCACTCGACGGCCTTTTTACCGTCTTTCTCAATCCCGTTACCATCACGGTACATCTTTCCGAGTTTAATTTGGGCGTCAACATCGCCCGAAGCGGCAGATGCGTAAACAGGATTATAATCGCGGTCTGAAACTGAATATGATTTAAGTTCTTCCATTTTTATAACAACCCCCAGAGAATTGCTGCGCTATTAATTATCGTTTATATGTTAGTGCGTACCTGTACATTGGCACAATTTAATTTAGGTTAAGTCCCGCAGGTTCACTGATAACATTTTCGAAAACATCTTATTTACAATATCATCATTCAGTTTCAGCTTTGAAGATTTATGCCCCAACCATTCAGTTAAAGCCATGTTAAATCACAAAAAAGAGTCGCTACTTCGAACGAGAATTTATCAGTTGGCCTTTTAGCGAACAGGTATGAACGGCATCTTACACCGGGATGCCATCATCCGTACTGTTGATAAAGAACGTCACCCTGCCCATTACTTCTACCTCTTCCGCCACCCCATCAACCATAGGATTAAACTACCTGTTTAGGCCATCGCCTTCTGCGCGGCACAGGATGGATGGAGCGTGTGGTAAGCCGGGTACCACATACGGAACATACCGCACCGTATGGCAGGTTTAGCAAAGGATTGAAGGAGGTGAAAAAGAAACGGTTACTTTTACAAGCAGGACAGGTGAATTTCATGACAGGTACGATGCCCCCGGGCCGTTAGCTGTATCAAATTAAGAAATATTTTTATATAGCTAACAGTGCCTCAATTCAACATTTCTCAGTATCAATACTTCACACGCAGTTTGACCCTGCCCCATTTCCGCCTGTGCCATTGACCCAGTCGATGACCAAAGAAGCTAATCTCTTAAAGTTATCCCTTATGCTGCCGATATGTTAAAAACCTGCGCCCTGAGCGTGGGATCAATAACAAAACCAAGTAAATTATGCCCGCTCCCGTGCGGGCTTTTTTGTTGTTCAGTCGCTCCAGGAATAGGGTTTACAGCCCTAGTGACGTTCCGGGTCACACCAGGCACTCATTAACTGTCTCAAAATATAGAAAAGCCCCGAAGGAATCATAAACACGGTCAAAACAGCCAGAATAGCTATCGTCATAAGAAACTCCATGTTCTCAGGTCTGCTCTTAAAGAATCTTAGAACGTATTTTTCTACTGTCAGCAGCGTCAGGAAATTTTTACTTCAGCACCTGTATTACTTCATAGGTAAGAGGTGAGCGACCAGCGAAGAAATGGGTAGCTATGCCTACTGATAATTACTGCTGAACATCAAGATGTCGTTACGCTTTCATCGCCTTAATCTCGGCCTGCAGCCGGGTGACCTGCGTTGTCAGCATTTCGATTTTGGCAATAGCATGGTGAAGGGCCAGCGCCGTATCCATCATGATGACATTGTTATCCAGCGCCAGGGTGTCGTCTTTATCACAACGATTCCCGTCCTCGTCGAACTCAGGCGCAGCAGGAACCAGCTTCACATACTCACGGTCAATATCACGTAAAGCATCCTGAGCGATGATCCCCCGGCGTGCCCGTTCGAAGTAATCCCCGTTATACACGAACGTGCAGGGTTTCAGCTTCCTGATATTCTCGTAAGATGCCTGGCCGTCGTCATAGGTGATATCGTGCTTCAGAGTGGCATCAGAGGTCGCTGACTTCTGATAAGTGTAGTTGCCAGCAAATCCACCATCGCCACTTGTCGAAGTGACAAAATCCCCGTTGGCTGGGGTGAAATACCAGTACCGTATCTTGGACCCACTATCTCCGAACTGTGTTAGCGCAGTGTTAGCCCAGGCGCCCAGCCCGTTACCAACATTACCCCACATCGATCGGAGGTTATACCCACCACCATGTTGATACCCCCAGGAAAGGCCAGCTATAGCCCCGTTACCCGGAGAATCCGTGGCGGTCTCCGCGTAATAAGAGGCATAGTGGGCCTGTGCTGAGTTCCACCACGAACTCACGGCTGGACCGCCCATATACAAACGTCCGGGAATTTGCACATTGCCGTTGGACATGAAGTCGAAGTAGTTGTTCTGCGCGGAGTCAGTACCCCCCGCATTTTGCAACACCACCAGTCTGGCAATGGAGTAGTTCCATTCGATGCGTTTCACGATCTGGAGTTGGGCGGATATCTTCTCAACACCATTTACGGTGTACTGTGACTTTATGAATCCGCCATAAACCGTACTCCCGCCCCCCGGCAGAGACGCGTCATTGATGGTGGATGTCCAGGCAGCAATGGCTCTGCTTAATTCAGCCGTATCTATTCTGTTTGCCATGACTTAATTCCTTACGCCCACACGCGAGCCGGTGTTTTCGGTTTAACCACAAAGTTGTTCAGCCCGGATAAATCGAGCGAGTCATTCATTACCCGCAAATTGACGTGACAGCCGGGTTCGGTGGTGTACTTGATAACTTCGTTTTCTTCACCGGGATTGATAACTTCAGCAGGTACAGTGATAACGCCGACGATATCCAGGCTGATGTCAGGATGAGATAACATCCCCTGCCCCTCATCCATAAGACCCGTCGCGATTAACTGCGTGCGCATTTCGTCGGCGCCAGCGAAGCGCAGATATAAGTCTCTCATTATCGGAGTCCATTAATTTGGTTATCAGTTAATGCGCGGTGCCAGATGCGCAGATTGCGAATGTAATACACGAATTTGGCGACTGAGTTTGGCGTGTTATTACCTAATCTGGTCGGTGTTTGCGTCGTTCCCACCGGAAGAGACGTTGCCGTGGCATTTTTGCCATCCCAATAAATGGTAACCACATCTCCTACAACTTTATGGACATAAACCCCTGACAGGGTTTGATCCATATTAACTGTGATCCCCCCAGAGCTTCTGTAAGACGCAAGCCGGTTGGATGGCAGAAGTCGGCAAATAATGTCATTGCTTACCCCGCCGTTCCGTAACACCTCCGCATAGCTTGTAGAAGGAGCCATTTTACTTACGAATTCAAACGCGACAGTGCGCTTGAATTTGTCAGCAAGAGTCCGGTATCCGGCATTGATGCTCGACATATCCCATAAATCTGGAGCGCGAGTGACAGTGGCGGATATTGTCTTGATATATGAGGTAGGTGCTGGCGACTCTTCGAGTTGCGCACCCCAGACATATAAACCGGATCTTCCATCACCTGTATAGCTTGCTGTAACACCGTTCGCTAATTGAATACGAATGACTGTACTCTGGCTTGCGGCAGCGATGAACGTTATCCAGACGCGATAAATACCGTTTCCAATATCCTCGAATCCG